CGGGCGAAGCTGGGGCTGAAGCCGCTAGCTGGCGGCGATGCGATTTACATGCAGCAGCAAAACTATAGCCTAGAGGCGCTTGCTAAGCGCGATGCGCAGGCAGACCCATTTGGCAACGCAGCAACGGCCACGCCTGCAGCAGCGCCAGCGCCTGAGCAAGGCAAAAGCCTAGACGCTGGGCTGCTGCGTGCTTTACTTTTGGAGGGCGCGTAGCCATGCTGGAAAAAGACATAGCAGACATTATCAAAGCCTACACAGCTGCACAAATAAAGGACGCTTCTGCTGCGCTGCGCAAAGATGGCATAGATGGCATCGACGGCAAAGACGGCAAGGACGGCAAGGACGGCAAAGACGGGCAAGACGGTGCAAGCCCAGACGAGGCCGCCATCATCGAGGCCGTGGCGCTAAAGTTCGAGCGCCGCTTTGCTGACTTGTCCCTAGCTTGGGAGCGCAGCGCCCAAGCTGCTATTGCAAAAGCGCTTGACAAAATGCCAGTGCCAAAGGATGGCGCGGACGGAAAAGACGGCAAGGACGGGCTGCCACCTGAGAGCCTGAGCATCGAGCAGGACGGGCGCTTGCTTACGGTGCGCGTGGGCGAGAAATCACACACCATCCGCCTTGGGCATGTGCTTGATGCGGGTGTTTGGGATGAGGCCAAAGCATACGAGCAGGGCGACGGCGTGACATACGGCGGCAGCTTTTGGATATGCCAAGAGGCCGCGCCAGTTGGTGCAGCGCCAGGCACTGGCTGCAAGGCTTGGCGCTTGGCCGTCAAGCGCGGGCGCGATGGCAAAGACCTGCGCGATAGCGCTAGCAAACACGACCTGTCGAAGGGGCTGCCAATATGAGCGCAGTGCAATTGATAACGCTTGCAGAGGCGAAGGCTCACCTGCGCGTGGACACGGACGCGGACGATGCGCAAATCACGGCCTATACAGCTGCCGCAAGCTCTGCCATTGGCACCTATATAGGCGATGGCATCTATGAGGACGATGCGAAAACCATCATCCGCGATGATGTGAAGACCGCATGCAAGCTACTGGTGGGCGATTTTTACCGAATGCGCGAAAGCGAATCGCCTGACCGAGTTGATGCGGGTTTTGGCTATGGCTACCTTCCCGCCTATGTGGTCGGGCTGCTCTTTCCCTACAGAATGCCTAGCGTGGGGTAATAAATGGCCAAGCACACCAAAGCAGGCAGCCTGCGCCACCGCGTGACACTGCAAAGGCGGGCGGCAACGCAAGACCCAGTGACTGGCGAAATGTCGCAAGCGTGGGCAGCCATCGCCACCGTGTGGGCAGCCATCGAGCCGCTATCGGTGCGAGACTTCCTGCAAAGCGGCAAGGACAACGCCCGCATCGACACGCGCATCACCATCCGCCACCGCGAGGATGTGCTGCAAGAGGCTGGCGAGCTGCGTATCGTGCACGAACGCGCCGCGCCTATGCAATCACTTGTATATATGGCGCACGGCGTTCTGGCAGATGCCGATAGCGGGCTTGAGTATTTAACCATCCCATGCAGCAGGGGGGCTAGGCAATGAGCAATGAACTAGACGGGATGGATGCGCTGCGTGCCAAGTTCAAGCAACTGAACGGCGCTGAGGCGCAAAAGATTTTCAAGAGCGCAGCTGGCGCAGGTGCGAAGGTGATACGCCTTGAGGTGCAAAGGGGAGCGCAAAGGATTGACGACCCTGCGACGCGGGAAAATATCGCAAAAAACATAGCGCAGCGAGCCAAAGGCAAGCGCTACCTGCCAGCGAATGCGGTTGGTGTAAGAGTTGGTATTAAAGGCGGCGCAAAAGCGCAGCAAGGCGGCAAGAAGGCGGCGACAACAAACCCAGGCGGGCAGACATACCACTGGCGCTTTGTTGAATTTGGAACGAAGAAAATGCCAGCGCAGCCATTCATGCGCCCCGCAATGGCGGCCACGACAAGCCGAGCGCAGGCAGCGTTTGTTGAGCAGGCAAAAAAGCGGCTTGATGCCGCGCTGAGGAAGAAATGACGCAAACCATTTTCCAGATTTTGAACACCAATGCTGTGCAATCGCATTTTGGCACTGCGCCGCTGCGCGTGTTCCCGTTTGGCAAGGCACCAGCGAATGTTGCAAGCCCATACGCTGTGCACCAGTTGCTAATGGCCGAGTTTGAAAACACTTTAAGCTGCCCGCCAGACCTGCGCCATGAAACCACGCAAATCGACATTTACGGGGATGAATCAGGCGGGCAAGCGCCAGTTGTCGCTGCTGCCCATGCGCTGGTGCAAGCGCTGTTCCCGCATGGCACCGTGTCCGCGCTACTGAGCCACGGGCAAGACCCAGACACCAAAGAGTGGCGAATCGGGATTGATTTCTCACGCATTGTCGATGCGATTTGAGCAATATAGACATGCGGCAAATTTACAGATAGAATCCACCCAGTTTTTTATAGGAGCGCCTCAAAATGGCTATCAAAACCCAAGGCACGAAACTTTACGCAATCGGAGCAAGCGATACGCTGCTGTCAATTTGCGCCACCAACATAAGCGTCGGCTCTGCAAGCTCTAGCGAGATTGACACAACCACGCTTTGTAGTAGCACAAAGACATACTTGAGCGGCCTGCAAGAATCGCCCGAGGTGACCTTTACGATTTTGTTTGACCCTACCAGCGCCGCCCATGCGGCGCTGCTGGCGCTCAAGAAATCGAGCACATCGGTGAAATTTGCCATTGGCCTAAGCGATGGCACAACCGACCCTACGGTCACCACTGGTGACTTCACCCTACCGACTACGCGCAGCTGGATTGTTTTCGATGGCTTCATCAAAGACTTCCCGCTCGACTTCCAAGGCGATTCGGTGATAAACTCGCAGCTGACCGTCAAGGCATCTGGCGACTTTACCCTAACACCGAAAACCTAAACAATGGCAGAAAAAACCAAAATCACCACGCTGGCGCAGCTTACGGGCGCTGGCGCTTTGATGGGCGGCGAGCCTACCAAGGCGCTTGTCGAGTGGGAAAACGATGCGGGCGAGCAAATCGCCTTCAACATCCTAATCAAGCCGCTTAGCTTCGGCGCGGCGCTTGATTTTGGGGCTAACCCTGACAAGAAGACCATCGCGCAGGCCATCTCGCAGCTAATCCTTTTGGACGATGGCGCGGGTGGCCACGAGCAGATGAGCTATGAGCAGGCTTTGATGCTTCACCCGCAGCTTGGCTGGCGATTGTTTGAGGCCATAAGCGGCGCTGCCATCAAAAAAAAATAGACGCGCAGCAAGAGCTGCTGTGCGAGCTGGTGATGCTGGGCATAGGCGGGCGCACGATATCGCAGGCGCGGCAAAACCTGAGCGCCGATGAGGTTGCAACATGGGCTGCCTACCGTGCAAAGCGCGGCACGCTCTCGCTAGGGCTGCGCTTGGAGCAGCTCTTTGCGATTAGCGATGCTAGGGCGGCGCAAATGGCGGGCGCAAAAGGCGTCAATTTGCCAGAGCTGCTGCGTTACCACGATGCGCCTGAAGATGTAGAATATGAGCCACCAGCTGGCGCGGAAGTGGACGCGATTGTTAGTCTATTCGGCCTAGCTAAAAAGACATAGGGGCGCGGCATGGCTAGCAACAATTTAGGCACTCTAACGCTTGACCTCATCGCCAAGACTGGCGGGTGGGTTAGCGGAATGACAGAGGCTGAACGAGCCACCGATAAATTCGCAAAAAAAGCCAAGCAGCGCAAAAAAGAAGTTGAGGCGGAATTTAGCAAATGGAAGCTAGCTGGCGCAGCCACGCTCACCGCTGGGCTTGCCGCTGGCATCGGCATTTTTAAAGCGTGGATTGACGAAACAAAAAACGCCGAAAACGAGCAGGCGCAGCTTTCTGCTGTGCTGCGCTCAACGGGCAATAGCGCGGGGTTTAGTCAAGAGCGTCTAAACCTTTTGGCCGAATCGCTTGCGAAAGTTTCCACCTTTGCAACTGGCGATATTACAAGCGGCATGACGCGCCTGCTGTCCTACGGGGGCGTGCAGGGCGCGGAGTTTGCTCGGGCTTCTCAGGCCGCGCTAGACATGGCGCAGCGCCTAGGTATGGAGCTGCCACAGGCGTTTGAGCTGGTTGGTAAGGCGATTGACAAGCCAA